TTGCCGCTGGTCGTAAGCGCCTGCGCATCAACGCCAACTGTCCAGGCTCCTTGCGTAAAGCCCCCATCACCTCCGGCGTGGATAATGCAACCGGTCCCCGACTGGCAGAAGCCGCTGAACGGGATTATTTCATCCTCAGAGAACGGCTGATGGCAATGCAGAAGCAACTGGAAGGAGCACAGGAATATATCCGTACCCAGTGTATACCGTGATGTTTTGTTATGAAGGTGTTACTGGTAACGTTAAGGTAATTTAACAAAGAGTCAGTTCCGGACTTTATAGTGTGCTCAGTTCATGGCCAAAAACGATTTCTGTGATAAATATTTTGAATATTATTTACAGATAAATGAAGTTGTTCGCATGGATGGAAATATTACAATAGAGTATGAAGTATATGTCCGTATTGTATGGGCAGAGAAGGCAAAAACACGGTAATTCCTTGTGTTGCCATTATACCTGATTGGCAGAATAGTTGTTTGGTTTTGAGTATATAGTCAGCGTTTTTTGTTCAGTAATAGCTCTCTCAAAAAATAATAAAATAAGGTGATTATTTGGGTTTATTATTTGGTTTTTTTGTGTGTTGTTTTGTTGTTTTTCTGTGATTTATTTTTTATTGTTATTTCATTAAAGGAAGGTAAATTCAGGATGGCAGTCTGTAGATAATCGGAGGTCACTTATGCTACATGATCACGTGGCAGAATGTCTGGAGAAAAAAGGACTGTACCGGAGAGCAGCTGAACGATGGGCAAAAGTGATGGTACAGCTAAGTGATGACCAGAAAAGAAAAGTGGCGGCACAGAAACGAGCAGAGTGTTTGCGTAAGGCGCGCCGGACTCCGGTTTCACCGGTGAACCTGACCGAAATAAAACAAGCGGTCAACAGACTACATTCTGAGTTGGGAATGGGATTTGAAGAGCGGCGGGTATTCCGACGATATAAAGGGACAGGAGAACAGAATACGTCCGGAAACGCGCGGTCAAAAAAATGCTAAAAAATATCTGAGAGCGTTATTGCCTGTTACCATAAGAAAAAGCGACTTTAGTGGTCGCTTTTTGTGTCATATATAAGTCGTTTAAGTAAACCTGTCTGAACAGGTGCTCTGGTCGTGTTTGTCTTTGTTGGGTACAAATTGAGAATATTTTTCATTAATTAATCTTCTTCTGCAGGCTTCAATAACCCACGCTGAAAAATTACCTGAACCTTTCTGGTCAAGAGCGATGTTAATTTGTTCAATCATCTGGTTTGGAAATCGGATGTTGCGGGTTGTTGTTCTGCGGGTCCGGTTTTTCGGTGACATTTTCTTTCCTCTGGTGACAAGCTATATGGCGAGGATTTTACATGGCCGTGCTTCGTACGTTACCGGGCAGAATCAAAACTCTGAATACCCGGCGGGTGAATGTCCTGAAGGGGGAACAGCGTCGGGTCAGTGGCAGTGCCCGGGTTTCCCTCAAGCGTCGTATCTGGCTGAGGGATGCCGGACAGTGCTGTCTCTGTGGGCGTGTGGTTGACCTTTGTGACAGTGAACTCGATCACCGCATTGCACTTCAGTTCGGTGGTGGTAATGAGGAGACGAATCTCTGGACGCTCTGTACCGAATGCCATCGCCAGAAGTCAGTCAGTGAAACGGCGAGTGGTATGCCGGACCCGACGCTGCCGGAGGTGTCCGGAGGTCATGGCAGGGCAGACGATATCATCGGACTGTGACCCGCCCCGGGGGGGGATCATCCGGCGAAAAAACGATCGCCCCGGACACCGCCCCCCGTCTCATGCAGAGAAAAAATTCCTGTTTCAGGCCAGTTAACATGTTAACTGGCTGCCCGGGCATTTTTTCGGTTTTTATCTTTATTATTCAGTTTGTTGTGCGAAAAAAATGTTAACTGGCTTTTTCAGCAAATGTTAACCAGGCAGCAGTTAACATTTGCGGCATGAGACGCCGGGAAAAATGGGCTGAACCATACCCGGCTGAGTGCGTTATGGACCCGGGAGGAGGCTGTGCTGACAACGCAAAAACGAAAATTTGCGCTGGCGCTCATGTCCGGGAAAAACAAAACAGCGTCAGCCATTGCCGCCGGTTATTCGGCGAAGACCGCCAGGGTTAAAGGCTCGCAGCTGGCAAAAGATCCGGAGGTGCTCGCGTTTATAGCCCGTAAACAGTGCGAAACGGTGGAGGTGGATGAGGTTCCTGTTTACCGGCAGAAAAAATCAGAGCAGGAGGATAAACCCCGTCGCCGTGAGGTGGCTGCAATACCACAGCCGGACGAAAACAATCCGGAGATGCCTCCGCCCGCGGTGATATCTCATGGTATTGAATATATGGAGGATGGTCTTCCCGATCCGGTGAAAGCTATGGGGCAGATCCTGGTGGAAAACCTGATAATTGACCCGAAACTAGCACTGGATGCGGCCTGGCGACTGGCGCAGTTCACACACCATAAAAAAGGCGATGCCGGTAAAAAATCGGCAAAAGGTGATGCCGCGAAAAAAGCGGCTAACCGTTTTGCGGTGCCACCGCCACCCCGACTGGTGGTGAATAACGATAATGAGGGCAACGGATGATACCTGTATGGAGCACTGCCTGCCCGGACTGGGCAGAGCGCCTGAAAAAGGGGCTGTCGATTATTCCGGCTCCGATTTATCCGGACCAGGCTGCACATGCACTGGCGATTTTTAAACAACTGCGGATTGTGGATGCACCGGGTAGCCCGACGTTCGGGGAGTCCTGTGCACCGTGGGTGTTTGACCTGGTGGCGGCCCTGTTTGGCTCCTACGATGCGCAGACCGGTGTTCGCCATATCAAGGAAGTTTTTATCCTTATCCCCAAGAAAAACTCGAAGTCCACGCTGGCCGCAGGGATCATGATGACTGCACTGTTACTGAACTGGCGGCAGGCGGCGGGCTACACGATTCTGGCCCCGACAGTGGAGGTGGCAGCCAACGCCTTCAACCCTGCCAGGGATATGGTACGACGGGACGATGATCTGGATGACCTCTGTCAGGTGCAGACACATATCCGGACCATCACCCACCGGGTGACAGACACCACCCTGAAGGTGGTGGCAGCCGATCCGAATACGGTGTCCGGTATCAAGTCCGTGGGTACGCTGATTGATGAGCTGTGGCTGTTTGGCAAGCAGTACAAGGCGGAGGACATGTTACGTGAAGCCATCGGTGGCCTTGCCTCCCGCCCGGAAGGGTTTGTGGTGTATACGACCACCCAGTCGAATGAACCTCCCGCCGGGGTGTTCAGACAGAAACTGCAGTACGCCCGGGATGTGCGCGACGGCAAAATTCATGATCCGCACTTTCTGCCGGTGATCTTTGAACACCCTCCTGAAATGGTGGAAAGCGGGGCTCACCTGCTGATGGAAAACCTCGCCATGGTCAATCCGAATCTCGGCTATTCAGTGGATGAGGCCTTTCTGTACCGGGAGTATCGAAAAGCACGGGAAGCCGGTGAAGAGACATTCCGGGGCTTCATGTCAAAACACGCCAATGTGGAAATTGGTCTTGCCCTGCGCTCTGACCGCTGGGCGGGGGCGGATTTCTGGGAAGAGCAGGGCCGTTGTATCAGCCTGGACGATATCCTGCTGCGTGCTGATGTGGTGACAGTGGGGATTGACGGCGGAGGGCTGGATGATCTGCTGGGGATGTATGTGATTGGGCGTGACCGGGAGACCCGCGAATGGCTGGGCTGGGGCCATGCCTGGGCGCATGAAACCGCGGTGGTCCGACGGAAGAGCGAGGCGTCCCGGTTTCAGGATCTTGTTGCCTGTGGAGATATGACCATTGTCCGGCGTGTCGGGGATGACACGGCGGAAGTGGCGGAATATGTGCGTCGCATTCATGAGGCTGAGTTACTGGACCATATCGGTATTGACCCGTCAGGGGTGGGGCAGATTCTGGATTCACTGGCGGAAGCCGGGATCCCCGACGGAATTGTGGTGGGGATAAGCCAGGGCTGGAAACTGGGCGGGGCCATTAAAACCACCGAGCGCAAACTGGCTGAAGGGGTGCTGGTGCATGGTGACCAGCCCCTGATGGCCTGGTGTGTCGGCAATGCCCGGGTGGAGCCTAAAGGTAACGCCATTCTTATCACCAAACAGGCCAGTGGACGGGGAAAAATTGACCCGCTGATGGCGCTGTTCAATGCGGTCTCCCTGATGTCCCTTAACCCGGAACCGAAAAAGAAAGAATATGCGGTTTTTTTCATATAACCCTGTTCACACTGTAACCATCATGAACCGCTGCGGCGGTTTTTTATTTTCAGGAGGCTGATGTGACTCTTAAACGGGCCTGTTCCCTGCTGACGGTGAAATCCTTCAGTGAGGATGAACGGGTGATCACCGGGATTGCGTCAACGCCTTCTCCGGATCGGGATGGTGACATCCTGGAGCCGGAGGGCGCGGAGTTTGGCAGTGCGATCCCGTTTCTCTGGCAGCATGACCATTCCCGCCCGGTGGGGCAGTGTACGGTGCGCCGGGTCAGCGAAGGGCTGGAAATCACGGCAACACTGGTGAAGCCCGTACCGGATATGCCGTCGCAACTGGCTGCCCGGCTGGATGAGGTCTGGGCGGCCATTAAGACCGGGCTGGTCAGGGGGCTGTCCGTGGGCTTCCGTCCCCATGAATACACCTTTCTGGACGGAGGCGGACTGCATTTCTGCGCTGGGAACTGATGGAGGTGTCTGCCGTCACCGTGCCCGCGAATGCGGAATGCACCATCCGGACCATTAAATCTTACGACCGCCCGTTTTCTGCCGCGTCCGGCAACCGGAAACCGGTGGTGAAAATCGCATCTTCTGCCGGCGCTGCGGCACAGTCAACAACCGTTTTTCATAAGGAAAAGACCATAATGAATATTGGCGAACAGATTAAAAGTTTTGAAAACAAGCGTGCAGCGCTGGCAGCCTCCCTTGAGGAGGTCATGACCAAAGCCGCAGAGGAAGGGCGCACGCTGGATGTGGAGGAGGAAGAGCATTACGACAACACCGCAGCGGAAATCCGTCAGGTGGATGCGCACCTGAAGCGCCTGCGTGAACTGGAAGCCGGTAAGGCCGCCACGGCGCAGCCGGTGAAACAGGCCGGTAACGGGAATGTGGCCGCGGTGGCTTCTGCGCCGGTGATCCGTGTGGAGCAGAAACTGGATAAGGGGATTGGCTTCGCCCGCTTTGCCAAATCGCTGGCTGCGGCTAAAGGCGTCCGATCTGAAGCCCTGGAAGTGGCCCGTCGTCAGTATCCGGATGACAGTCGTCTGCATCATGTCCTGAAATCGGCAGTGGGCGCGGGGACCACCACGGATCCGCAGTGGGCAGGCAGCCTGTCTGAATATCAGGAATACGCACAGGACTTTATTGATTACCTGCGTCCGCAGACCATTATCGGGCGATTTGGTCAGGGCGGGATCCCTGCACTTCGTCAGGTGCCATTCAATATCCGTGTGCACGCCCAGGTGTCCGGCGGTGCTGCCGGCTGGGTGGGTGAGGGTAAGGCAAAACCCCTGACGAAGTTTGATTTTGAATCCATCACCTTCAGTCATGCGAAGGTGTCGGCCATTGCGGTACTGACGGAAGAATTGATCCGTTTTTCCAGTCCGGCTGCTGATGCACTGGTCCGTAATGCGCTGGCGGAAGCGGTGGTGGCGCGTCTGGATACAGACTTTGTGGACCCGAAAAAGCCGCAGTGGCAGATGTCTCCCCGGCGTCCATCACCCATGATGTGAAGGGCACGGCATCAACCGGTAACCCGGATGCGGATGCCGAGGCTGCGTTAGGACAGTTTGTGGCAGCAAACCTGCAGCCCACCGGTGCGGTCTGGCTGATGTCCAGCACCAATGCCCTGGCACTGTCCATGCGTAAAAATGCGCTGGGTCAGAAGGAATACCCGGACATGACCCTGCTGGGTGGCTCCTTCCAGGGGCTGCCGGTGATTGTCTCCCAGTACGTGGGTGACCAGCTGGTGCTGGTGAATGCCCCGGATATTTATCTGGCGGATGACGGCGGCGTGGCAGTGGATATGTCCCGCGAGGCATCACTGGAAATGCAGTCTGAGCCGGGCGGCGACAGTACCACGCCGTCCCCGGTGGAGCTGGTTTCCATGTTCCAGACAGGCAGCGTGGCCATCCGTGCGGAGCGCTGGATCAACTGGCGTCGTCGCCGTACTGCGGCGGTGGCGGTGATCACCGGAGTGAACTACGGCAGTGCGTCCGGCGGCTGAGTCTGATAAGGAGGACGGGAGGCGTGCGCCTCCCGTAACAGGTTATGGCAAAGATCCGATATCTGCAGGGCACGCATGATGCCCGGGCCGGGGATATCCGTGATGTGGCACAGCCGTGTGCGGAGGTGCTGGTTCGCCTGGGAAAGGCGGAGTACATCACGGTGCGACGTCCGGCAGGTCAGAAAAAGAAACGTGATGCGGAGCATGGCGAATGTGGAACCTTTTACGGCGAACCCGAAAAAACCAGAAATCAGGACGTGACGTAAGAGAGGCGGGCTGGACCAGCCTGTTTCAGGCGGTGGCTGAGCCCTTTTCCGGCGCCTGGCAGCAGGGCGTGAAAGCCGATCCTGAAGCCGTCCTCTCCTTTCATGCGGTGTTTGCATGTATTTCGCTGATATCCCAGGATATCGCCAAAATGCGGCTGCGTCTTATGCAGACGGATGCGCATGGGATACGCAGGGAAACGCGCCGGGGGGATATTGCCCGCCTCTGTCGTCGTCCCAACGCCCAGCAGAACCGCATCCAGTTTTTTGAACTGTGGCTGAACGCCAAACTGCGTCATGGCAATACGGTGGTGCTGAAAATCCGTAATGCCCGGGGGCAGATCAAAGAACTGCGTATTCTGGACTGGAGCCGGGTTGAACCTCTGGTGGCGGATGACGGCGAGGTGTTCTACCGCATCACGCCGGACCGGAACTGCGGGATCACGGAGGCGGTGACGGTGCCTGCCCGGGAAGTGATCCACGACCGGTTTAACTGTTTTTTTCATCCGCTTATAGGATTGCCGCCGGTGTATGCCGCCGGGCTGGCGGCCACGCAGGGGCATCATATTCAGGAAAATTCGACGTCTTTTTTCAGAAATGGCGGCAGGCCGTCCGGGGTGATTGAGATCCCCGGCAGTATTACGGAAGAAAATGCGAAAAAACTGAAGAGCAACTGGGACAGCGGGTATACAGGCGAAAATGCGGGGAAAACGGCCATTCTGAGCAACGGGGCAAAATACAACCCCACGACGTTTTCACCGGTGGATGCGCAGACGGTGGAACAACTGAAGATGACCGCTGAAATTGTCTGTTCGGTGTTCCGTGTCCCGGCCTACAAGATTGGCGTGGGACAACCGCCTTCCAGTGACAACGTGGAGGCGCTGGAGCAGCAGTATTATTCCCAGTGCCTGCAGACGCTGATTGAGTCCATTGAACTGTTACTGGATGAGGCGCTGGAAACGGGGGAAAACGAGAGTACAGAATTTGATGTCACCACGCTGCTGAGAATGGACAGTGAGCGGCGCATGAAAACGCTGGGGGATGCGGTGAAAAATACGCTTCTCACGCCCAATGAGGCCCGTAAACGGGAGAACCTGCCGCCCCTGGCCGGCGGTGATGCACTGTATCTTCAGCAGCAGAACTACAGTCTGGAGGCGCTGTCCCGTCGTGATGCCCGTGAGGATCCGTTCGCGTCTGCCGGGAAAACAGTTTCATCACAGCTGCCTGACGGCGCATCTGACGGTAATAAGGCAATCAGTGAAACAGAGCATGATGCGGTGAAAGCGATGTTCAGGGGGGATACTGAGAAAATGACGGAACGGGAACTGTCCATTATTCGTGCACTGGGAGAAGAATTTTCCACAGTGCTGGCGGATTTACAGCGCACATTTGAGGGGAAGATGGCCTCGCAGGCACAAGCGTTTGAAGAGAAACTGACTTCCCTGTCGGCGGTATTACAGAAGCATGTGACGGTGGATGAGGTGCGTCCGGTTCTGCAGGCGATGGTGGATGACGCTGTGGGGGCCATTCCGGTACCGCGTGATGGTCGTGATTATGATCCGGATGTACTGCAGCAGGCGGTGAATGATGCGGTCGCAAATATTCCGCAGCCGGCGGACGGTAAAAGTCTCACCCCGGATGATGTGCGTCCGATGCTTGAACAGATGGTGAAGGAGGCTGTAAGCCATATCCCTGTTCCGCGTGATGGTCGTGACTACGATCCGGAAGTACTGCAGAAGGCGGTGAATGATGCGGTCGCAAATATTCCGCAGCCGGCGGACGGTAAAAGTCTCACCCCGGATGATGTGCGTCCGATGCTTGAACAGATGGTGAAGGAGGCGGTAAGCCATATCCCTGTTCCGCGCGACGGTCGTGACTATGATCCGGAAGTACTGCAGAAGGCGGTGAATGATGCGGTCGCAAATATTCCGCAGCCGGCAGACGGTAAAAGTCTCACCCCGGATGATGTGCGTCCGATGCTTGAACAGATGGTGAAGGAGGCGGTAAGCCATATTCCTGTTCCGCGTGATGGTCGTGACTACGATCCGGATGTTCTGCAGAAGGCGGTTCTGGATGCGGTGAGTGCCCTGCCGGCTCCGCAGGACGGGCGTGATGCCACGGCACTGGAAATACTCCCCGCCATTGACGATCAAAAATCCTTTCCCCGGGGCACGTATGCCACACACCAGGGCGGACTCTGGCGGGCGTATGAAAAAACGCACGGGATGCGGGGATGGGAATGCCTGGTTGACGGGGTGGCGGATATTGACGTCAGCATGACGGGTGAGCGGTTGTTCTCTGTGGTGGTCCGGCAGAGCAGTGGCCAGCGTACGGAAAAAACATTTTCCCTGCCGGTGATGCTCTACCGCGGTGTGTTCAGAGCCGGTGAAACCTACCACCCCGGCGATACGGTGACGTGGGGGGGCTCGCTGTGGCACTGCAACAGTATGACCGAAGATAAACCCGGAGAAGCTCATTCATCAGCCTGGACCCTGGCTGCAAAACGTGGGCGGGATGCAGGAGGCTGAAAATGACGGCATTACTGACACTGGAAGAGATCAAGGCACATCTGCGTGTCGACCATGACGCGGATGATGACATGCTGATGGACAAGGTTCGTCAGGCTACCGCCGTGCTGCTGGCCTACATTCAGGGCAGCCGGGATAAGGTGATTCGTGAGGACGGTGAACTGATCCCGGGCGAGGCATTAACCCGGATGAAGGGGGCTGCCATGCGACTGACCGGGATGCTGTACCGGAATCCGGATCTTGCGGAGCGGGAAGAACTGATTCAGGGGGAGCTGCCGTTTTCTGTTTCCGTGCTGATTTACGATTTGCGTTGTCCGACGGTGTTATGAGGAGGGGGAATGGCAATATCTGCAGGTCGTCTGACACAGATGATAAGTGTTCTGAACCCGGTGTTAACCCGTAACGCTGCCGGAGAAATGACGGAAGAATGGGTGTCATGCGGGAAAATTCATGCGGATATCCGGGGCAGGAGCAGCCGGGAGCGGATGCAGTCCGGTGCGGAAATGGCGCAGGCGGAAATCCGCATCTGGGTGCGCGGTCAGTCCGGTCGGGAAATCACGGCAGCGTCACGACTTCATGTGCTGAGTGGTCCCTGGCGTGACCGGATCCTGAACGTTGTCGGGC